CAGCCGTTGACGGACGTTTCCTATTCGGTGATATCCCTACAAAAGAAGCAATCGCTGCTCGTCTTGGTGTATCTTCAATCGTTGAAACTACATTCATGGCTGACAAAACAGCATTGTTCGTAAACTTGAACGATTACACTTTGGGATCTACTAAAGGCGGAGAAGTTACCAACTTTGAAGACTTCGACATCGACTTCAACCAATACAAATACTTGATTGAAACTCGTTTGTCTGGCGCTTTGACAATTCCTAAGTCTGCTATCTACCTGACAGTCACTGCCGCTGCGTAATCAAAATGGCTAAGTTCGCAGGCTTGGTAGGCTATGTTACCCAAAAGGAATCAACAGCGGGTGTCTGGTTACCTGAAACTGTCGAACGAAAAATGCATGGAGATGTTATCCGGGCCGCGAGTTCTTTCAACGCGAATGAGAAGGTCAACGAAGACATCGTACTGCAACAACGAATCAGTCTGGTTGGTGACCCATACGCCTTCGCCAACTTCACAGCGCTCAAGTATGTAACATATTTGGGTGTCAAGTGGAAGGTGATGTCTATTGAGGTTACCCGACCAAGATTGATAGTGACTATTGGAGGTGTTTGGAATGGTTAGCGCGAGTCGTGAAGAACTTCACAGGTTACTAAAGATAATCTGTCCTAACGTATATTTCCAACCGCCTTCAAACGTCATGTTGCAATATCCGTGTATCATCTATCGCAAATCGGGGTCGAGTTCGTTAAGAGCCAATAACCGCAATTACGTAACCACCCCCGAGTATGCGATGACTGTTATAGACAGAGATCCAGATAGTCAGTTACCGCAACATATTTTAGGAAGTTTCGCAATGTGTGAGGATGGCACAGTCTACGTCGTGGACGGTCTCTATCACACACCAATCACACTACATTATTAGGAGGCTACACAATTATGCCAAAATTAACATGGGACGCAGCTGGAGAACGCTTATACGAAACAGGTACATCCAAAGGCGTATTATTCGCACAAACAGCTTTAGGGGTTTACGGAGCCGGAGTTGCTTGGAACGGTTTGACAAAAGTAACACAATCACCTGATGGAGCTGAAGAGTCTCCAATCTACGCAGACAACATCAAATACTTATCACTTACATCTGTTGAGAACTTCAAAGGTACGATCGAAGCCTACACATATCCGGATGAATTCGCTGCGTGCGATGGGTCTGCTGAAGTAGTTGCCGGTGTACACTTAGGTCAACAACCTCGTATGGGCTTCGGTTTAGCCTACTCTACAATCGTTGGTAATGACGTTGCCGGTAACGAATACGGTGAGAAGATCCACATCATTTACGCTGCTAAAGTCACTCCTGCTGAGCGCGCTTACGAAACAGTCAATGGTGACCCTAATGCAATCACGTTCTCTTGGGCATTTACAACTACACCACAACAAATCGCCGCTGCCGGATTCAAACCATCAGCTTATATCTGCATTGACTCAACTAAAGTAGCTGCTCCTAAGTTTGCTGCAATCAAAGACTTGTTGTATGGAACGGAAGCGAAGGTTTCAAAACTTCCAACAATCGACGAAATCATCACACTTGTAACTGCTGGCTAATCAAATCAAAATGGGGTAGTCTTCGGGCTGCCCTAAATCTATTATTTAAGAAGGAGTGTTTTTATGTTAAAGAAAACAATAAAGTACGTGGATTTCAACGAACAAGAGGTTAGTGAAGATTTCTACTTCAACCTGACAACACCTGAAGTGACTAAGATGGTCGCTAAAATCGGAGACGACATCGACAAACACGCTGAGAAGCTAGCAGAGAGCGGAGACTACGAAGGTATCATCGATTTCGTCGAGATGCTTATCCTGACTTCATACGGTGTCAAATCCGAAGACGGTAAACGTTTCGTAAAATCGAAAGAAGCTCGTGAGAACTTCGAATACTCAGCCGCTTATGCCGAACTGTTTGAACAACTGATGACCGATCCAGAACAATCTAAAGCATTCGGTCAAGGTCTAATGCGTGGTGCTAAAGCCAAATAAAGGGGGAACCTGAATGTTAAAAGTAATTGATATTTCGTCCCACCAGTCAGTTGAAACCGCCGGAATCGACGGAATCGACGCTGTAATTGTTAAAGCGACACAAGGTACCGGGTACATCAATCCGAAATGTGATGCCCAGTATCAGCTCGCTAAAAAGAAAGGTCGACTGTTGGGTGTGTACCACTATGCCGGCGGTGGCGATCCTGTTGCAGAGGCCGACTATTTCCTTAAGAACATCCAAGGTTATATTCATGAAGCCGTGCTCTGCTTGGATTGGGAAGCTGGACAAAACGCCTCATGGGGTAACACTGCTTGGTGTCGTGCCTTCGTCAACCGTGTATTCGAGAAGACTGGAGTTTGGTGTCTGATTTATATTCAGGCAAGTGCCGTCCAACAGGCTGCTAACTGTGCGAACGACTGTCCTCTATGGATTGCAGGATATCCTACAGACGCCGCTAGCTGGGATGTTCCAGCCTTCAACTACTCAACCTCACCGTGGCCAACCTACACAATCTGGCAGTTCACTTCTGGAGGAGGACTGGATCGTAATGTTGCTCAACTTACCTATGACGCATGGCGCAAGATCGCTAACCCAAACAAACAAGCAGTCGCTACTCCCGAACCAGAACCTGCCCCATTAGTCACGACAGATGGGGTTAGTCTAGCGGTACTAGCAAACAGAACCAAACAAGGGATATACGGTAACGGTGAAGAGCGAAGAAACAAACTTGGAGGTTCATTATATACCGGTGTTCAGGCCATCGTAAACGACTCCGATGTTATTGCTACGTTGGTCAAGGAAACTAAAGCTGGATCTTATGGTACCGGTGATTACCGCAAGACGATTCTCGGAGAATACTACGATAAAGTTCAGGCTGAAATCAATGGTACGACCCGCACATGGACTGTCAAGAACGGTGAGACTCTTAGTGGAATCGCAGCTGCTGTTGGTCGCAAATGGTTAGACATCGCAATCTTAAACGGAATCCGGGCTCCGTACACTATTTATCCCGGAGACAAACTAAAATACTGATAGTTAAAGAGTAAGGCGGGGTAATTCTATCCTGCCCTATTCTTTTTTAAGGAGGTTACGCGATCGATGATAACCATAACAGTCAGTGATATCGAACTTTACGACAATTCTAAGGAAGAGTTCACAACCAAAAAGGGCGGAACATTCCGATTCGAGCATTCACTCATAGCAGTGTCAAAATGGGAATCAAAATGGAAAGTACCGTTCCTATCAACCAAACTAAACAACGCCCAAACCATGTCATATTTGGAGATGATGTGTCTTGACAAAGGTTTTACCAGAGACCATCTTACGCCTGAAGTGGTTGAACAACTAACGGAGTACATGGAAGACCCGCACACAGCGACAGTCTTCAAATCCGAAGACAACCATAAGCCCGGACCGATCATGACGAGCGAAGTTCTCTATGCATATATGGTTAATGGTAATGTGCCGTTTGAATGTGCCAAGTGGAATCTCAACCGGTTGATTATGCTGTTGAACGTGGTTGCCGCCCAGAAAGAACCGCCTAAGAAGATGTCACGAAGCGAGATATTACAACAAAACGCCAAGCTCAATGCTGAGCGTAAAGCAAAACTAAAAACAAAGGGGTGATACTATGCGGTTTGAATTTACAACATCCGGAAAGTTCAACAACACCTTAAAGTGGCTCGACGATGTTAAAGACAAAGTACCGACCAAGACGATGAAAACTATCGGCTCAGAAGGTGTCTCAAAGCTATCCGCCGCGACTCCAAAAGGTGAAACGGGAGAGACGGCTGCCGGTTGGGGTTACAAGGTCGAGAAGACATCCAACGGTGCCGAACTGTCATTCCACAACGACGCCCACCCTGAGACTGCCGTCAACGTTGCGATGCTTATACAATACGGACACGGTACAGGCACTGGGGGTTATGTCCCACCAACCGACTACATCAATCCAGCACTCAAAGCCCTGTTCGACTCCGCTGGTGATCGAATCGCGAAGGAGATGTTTGAATGAGTAGAGCGGTAGACGAGAAGATCGTCAAAATGAAGATGGATAATACCGATTTAAAGAATAAAGTAGCAGATACAATCGGTATGTTTACAAAACTACAATCGGCGTTCTCCGGGTTGAAACCGGTAAATGTCAATTCGACAGTTACAGGATTGTCTGATGTTGCTCAAAGCGTGTCTTCAATCGAATCGAGGTTTTCAGCACTCGGTATAGTTGCAATGACCGTACTACAGAACATCACTAACAAAGCCATGGCCATGGGTGACTCATTGATGAAGTCGGTGTTGATAGAACCACTATCGACGGGTTTTCAAGAATATGAGTTGAAGATGGGGTCCATTCAAACAATCCTAGCCAACACTGCTAGATACGGAACCGGTCTCGACGAGGTAACTGCTTCTCTGGATGAGCTTAACCAGTATGCGGATAAGACGATCTATAATTTCGGCGACATGACACGTAATATTGGTATGTTCACGAACTCAGGGTTGCGTGTAGAAGAAGCAACCTCGATGATTAAAGGTTTCTCTAATGAAGCAGCTGCATCAGGTACAAATGCCCAAGGTGCAGCAAGTGCGGCCTATCAGTTGTCACAGGCGTTATCGGCAGGAACCATCAGACTTATGGACTGGCGCTCACTAACTAACGTTGGTATGGGTAACAAGAACATGCAAACTGGTTTGATTGAGATTGCAGACGCTATGGGCGTGTTGAATGAAACTGGAACTACAGCCGAGGAGATTCAAAATGATTTCAATTCATCCTTGGAGAAGAACTGGTTATCGGCAGACGTTATGTCGAAATACCTTCGTATTATGGCTGGTGAGACTACAGACGCCGAGATGGCCTCTATGGGTCTTACAGAGGCACAGATAGCCATGTTCAGGCAACAGGCTACAACCGCCGAAGAAGCTGCAACCAAAGTACGGACATTTACGCAACTCATAGGCACTACAAAAGAAGCGTTGGGTTCTGGATGGGCGGAGACTTGGGGTCTCATGTTCGGTGATTTTAATGAAGCGACCGAGATGTGGACATCAGCAAACAACGCAATCTCAGAAGGTATTAGCTCCTCAGCTGAAGCCCGAAACAAACTTGTAACAGACTTTATCGACTTAGGCGGAAGAGCCACATTGATAAACGCAGTAGTTCAGGCCTTCGGAGCATTGTCGAAGATATTTCAAGCGATG